TCTAAAAGGGTCTTTTGCAAATCCAACAATAGTTTTACCCTTGTATTCAAAATCTTCTTTACCTACTTTTACACGGTATTCGGCAAAATCTTCTGTTCCCATACCAACTTCATTTCCTTCAGAATCTTCTAAAATAATCTGAGTTGGCATATACATTAAATTATCGTCCCAATCAAAGGCATAATATTTTAAGTCAGGAGTTAATTCTTCAGTAAAACCTTCTGTAATTATCAATTTCATATCTTATAAATATATTAAAAATAAAAAACCCCCGTTTCCGAGGGTTTTAAATTTATGTTTGTTTCTATTAAATGTTTTCGAAACTTGCTCCTTGTGGAGTGATTACAAACTCAATGTCGATAAATTCAAGAGCCTTAGTTGGTTTCAAGAATATACGTCCTGACATTTGGTTAGAATCAAAATCCTCAGGGTTGTTAGAAACTGTTACACGGAAGTCAGTAATACCTCTGTCTCTACGGATTGCATCCAAGATTGGGTTTACAGAATCCAAGAACTGTTGTCTTACAACTGCGTCGTTTTGTTCGAAGAGCAATCTGATTGCCACTGCTGAAATAAGCTTACGAGCTTGTAACAACAATCTTCTAACGTTAATTCTATCAAGAGGACTTTCTCTCACCTGAAGTGTCTTATTACCCCAAATTACAGTACCAACATCGTTGAATGTAGCAATTGGGTTAATTCTACCTTGGTAAAGAGTGTCTCTATCAAGTTGGGTAAGTCTACGTCTTGCTCTTACTGAGTTAACAATACCTCTTGTGTAACCCGCAGTTGCAAACCATGGGAAAGCGATATTATCTGTAAGTGCTAAGTTACGACAAACTTCTGCAGTTGCTGGAATATAGATTTGAGTGTTATATACACTGTCGCGAGTTAATACCCATGGGTAGTAAGTAACAGTGTAGTTTGAATCAAATCCTGTGTCAGCAAGTGTGTCAACCGCATCTTGTGGATAAATGAAATTATCCATTGAGTTTGAAGGTTGTAACAAATCAAAGTCAGGAGTTGTTGTAACATAGATTGAGTCAGCTCTATCAATTTCAACCATATCAATTGCCGCTCTCACAAGTGCCTCGTTATTAACGTAGTCAATACCAGGTGTTGCAAGGACATTTATGTTAATGATTGCCGGATTGTTAAGAGTTTCAAAACCAATCTTATATGCGTAGTAGTCAGTATTAGCGTAATCAGATGTATTATCTTCTACAGTAATTTGTCTAAACGCTCCCCAACCAGTTGCACTTGGGTAAGGTTGGCAACCCGCTTGTGCTCCAAACAAGTAACCTGATTTACCAAGAACGAAGTTGTCTCCGTTTGTTCTTCTTTCACGATAAATGTCCCATCCGTCAAAACCACCAGCTGGAAGAAGTGTAAACTTACGTGAATAAGTTCTGTAGTAAGGGTCATTTGAATCTGATGGGTCATTTTGGAATGAAGTTACACCTGTTTCAAATGCTGTCTGACCTGAGTTAACATAAAAAGATGAAATAGCAACTACAGAAGCTCCGCTATCCATGTGGAAACCTTTTGTTTGCTTATTCCAAGAAGTATAAACTTGCTCAGTACAAGTGTAAGCGGTTGGGTTTTGTTTACCCTTGTATTCAAAGAAGTTTGAATCCCATCCAACTGAAGTACTGAAACCTAAGTATGTTCTTCTAACATTATCTCCAGAACTAATAACAGTATTATCATTTCCTGTTGGTAAACCAAAAGGAGGATTACTTACTACTTCACCAGGGTAAGCGTACTTTGTTTTATAGATTGGGAACACCTCAACAGTTGTAGGATTAGTAGAAGAATCGTAAGTTCTAACAGTGTATCCTTCAAATCCACAAGGAATAGCGTCTGATGGAGCGTCTTCATTAACTTCCAACATTATGTATTTTGAGTTAATTGCGTATTCACCATCAGCAGTACCCACTTTCTTCGCAACGTAGTTATTTTGAGATGGGTCCATTGTACAGTTGGTGTATTTTTCAATTACAACTGGATTTGCATCGGTATCATAATAATCTCTAACCAAAAGGTCAAAAGTTAAACCATCAAAAGTCATGTTAGCGATTGAAACTTTAACGTCAGTATTAGAAGAGTTACCGTCAGATATTGTAATATATCTAAATAATTGGTAAACTGTATTACCACGAAGTTCAGATACAACCCAAGGAGAAACCGCAGTTTGATATCTTTCTAAATAGTTACCTAATGAAAGTGCATTACCAGGGGCTGAAGAAGCCGCTCTAACGTTTTCAATAAAGTTAGCGTTAATACCTCTTATAGCACCTTGACTATATGCGTAGTTTAACATTGTTGGGAAATACTCCTCAACAAACAATGGAACATCAACTCTATTTTTTTGGAAGTTACCAGTACCAAATACTTTACCTATAAAATTAGTTTTTGTGTCATCTAATGACGCCCCAAAACTAAATGGATTACCATCAACATCAGTACCTGTTACACCAAATTCCGCAAAAGGATTTGTTTGTACATCAACGTAAGCACCAGTTGTAACTAAAGTTGCGGCGGTTGTCTGATAGCTAGGTCCATGTTGAGTTGAAGTGTATTCACTAATACCTCTTGAACGTAAAGTTGCAAGAACTGTATTATTATATGCAGAATACGAACCCATAGCACCTGTGAACGTAAATACCCCACCTTCCATTTGTCCAGTACCTACACCACTTGTAACAGACAAAGAGGTAAGTTTTAAATAGAAAGAATAACCATTGTAATTCAAAGTAGTTAAAGGGTCCACCGCATCAAAAGCAGCATAGAACCACGGGTCATTTTCAGTATCTGTTAAAGTTGTTGAACTAAATACTGTCGAGGGAATACCAAAAGCATTTGTTGTTGTACCCGACGCGCTTGTATAGGTACCCAAAGGACCCCAAATTACTGCATCTGCCAATGGAGTACCACTAATTGTTGTCTCATTCAATAAGAAAGTATTAATATCAGCAGTATAAGTAGAAGTACTACCATCAAACTTTCTATAAGTTTTATTTAAATCCTGATAAAAAGGTAAACCTGTAACACCTGATAATTGGAGTGTAACTACACCTGTATTAGTATTTGCAGTAAAAGGAATACTTGTTATACTATTTTCAGTATTACTAGAAATTGTTACTGTTGACGGGTCAAGATTTGCAATTGCTGTTATTGTCCAAGACGGACCAGCATCGTAACCAGAAAGACCCAAAATTCTAGAAACGAATAATTGATTTGATTGTTGTAAGTAAGCCTTAGCAATATATGCGGCCTCATACTTTGGAATTTGTGTGTTCACAAATTTTTCAGGTGACGTTGTACCGAAGTATGCCTGAAACTCGTCATAGTTAGTCACAAAAATTGGTTCAAAAGCAGGACCTTTGAGGGTTTCACCCACAATACCCAGCGTTGTTACACCGACACTTTGTGCAACGAATGAAAGTTCAGTTTCGGTAGTATAGACACCGGGAGAAACGAAAACTTTTGTTGCCATTATTTTTTTGTTTTTTTAAAGATTTATTTTTCAATAAATACTATACAAAAAACCAAAAGTTTTTAATTTATAAATCTATTTATTTAAAAGTAAGAATAAATTCTTCCTTTTTTCTACTTTGAAGATTAAGAACCTTAAAATATCAGAAGAGTCACATACAGTACTAAAAAAATACTGTATGAAACGAGGATTAAAGATACATAAATTTTTGGAAAATTTAATTATTGAAAATTGTTCCGAAAAGAAAGATTTGTACGGAGAACTATAAAGTTAATTCTACCGCAAGTTGAATTTTAGCCGGTATTGTATTATCGGTTTTAGATACTGTAATTGATAAAGTATCGTCACTGTTTAAACGAATTACACCATCAACATTGTCAAAAATATTACTACCATAAAAAAGTCCATTTATTGTTACATTGTAACTATCTATATTATCTAATCCTACTGACTTTAAATTGGCCGAGTATTTAAATTCTTGTGTAAAATTATTTTCACCAAATGGAAAATCCAAAACTAAATCAAAATTTGTTGTGTTGTCAAGAGCCCTTCTATTCTTTTTGATTTTTGCTGATTTTTGATTAGTCTCAAGTAAAGTAAAAGTTCTACTCACACCTGGACTAACTTGGAATTCGTTTTCATCCATCAAAAATCCCATCATTGTAAAGTTGTAACTTTGAATATAGTATTTTCTTTTTTCAATTTCAGTTACGGACTCGTCTTGTAAATCATCCATTATAATTGGAATATAGTGACCCTTAATAACTGTATAAGCTTG